AGAGAGTGGGTTAATTTCTTGGTTAATCATTGACCAAACTTTCTGGCCGTAAATGACGTTGTAAAGGTTTGCAGCACCAGTTGTTGCTGTACCGTTAAGGTTGAGTGCATCTCCAGAGGAACCGGGGAAACCACTACCAATAGAACCGACAACTCCAGCAGCCTTCAATAGATTGTTTCCTGCCAATCCACCAAAACTACCGTAAGTTGCGGCTTCCAAATCTTTCATCGTGTTAATGTACTTTGTCATCTTTGTCATCTCCTTTTTTTTTAATTTAAACTCATTTAGAGTTCTGCCTCCAACCTCTCAACCAGAGCGTTGATGTCATTCCAATCCATCTTTGCTATTTCGTCACCAGTTGGTAAGTTGAGTTCAGCAACCGCTTCTTCTTGTTTGCGAATTACTGATTCTTTGTTCTCATCTAATGAGGATAGAAGGTCTGAGAATTGCTTTCTCAGTTCGGCAACTTCTGACTTAGCATCATAGTTAGCCTTCTCGATTTCTTCGGCCTTTGTGACCATTTCAGAATCGAATCGAGTCTGGAACTTGTCCTTGATTGCATCGTAAGCGGCCTTTTCGAGTTGTTCAGCCTTAAACTCTGAATAGGCTTTCTCAAGGTTTTCTGGAGAAAGGTCCAGAGTAGATTGGTTATCGAACTTAGCCATAAAGTCGCTATCCAATTGGTCGTGCTCAGAACTTGGGGTTTCACCTGCTCCTCCACCTTCAATTTCTCCAGCATCTAAACTGGGTTTTGATTTCGTTTCTTCATCTTGATATTCCATCATTTCCACTTCTTCTTGAGGAGCCTCTTCCTCAGTTGAAGTATCCATTAGTTCTTCTTCGTCTTCTTTTACTACTTCCTCGGTCATGTTATTTGCCTCGTTGGATAGTTCTTCGTTTTTATTTAAGTTCTTATTATAGTTTTCTGTTAATTCTTGTGAATTTGAAGAAACTCCCTCTTCTTTATTCACTTCCAATTCGTCATTTTTCTCTAAAAGTTCATTTAATGCATTCAATGCTTTTTCTATTTCGCTCATTTCGTTTCCTTCCTTTTCCATCTTTAATATGTCAAATTTCGCTTCTGGATTAATTCCCTTTTCACAAATAGTTACTTCATGTAATTCTAATTTTGAAATTTCATTATAATCCCCATATTCTTCATGGGCTTTCTTTCTCTTTTCTAATGCCTGACCACCAATACTGAAAGAACGAAGAGTACCATCCCTTATTTCTCGGCCAACTTCTTTTGCTTTCTCAATATCTTCTCTCATTTTAATAACAACGAAAAACCCAACATCGTCTACTTCAGTCTTCCAAAGTTTACCAGACTTATCTCTATATTGAGGAATAACTTCTCCAACTTGAACATTAGAATGATTAGTCATAACATTTCTAAATTTAGTGATTTTCATATATTTACCAACGGCTTCATTCAAAGCGTCTAAAGTAATCAAATCGTTTTGTTTGTCTACCATTTCAATAGAAGCATAACCGCCTATTACCAAATCATCAGATTTGAGAATACTAAAAGGGTCATGCCGAACTGGGCTAATTGACCTCACAATAGAAGCAGAACTCATGAATGAGGGTTTCTAGCGTTTACTATATTAATTGTTCCTGAATTTTAATTTAGCAAATTTATCTTTAGAGATATCCCAAACACCTTCATCACTATCAGGGTCAACTGGTTTTGTTTCTAAGCCCGTCCATGCTAACCAAGTATCTTCACCATCAACAGGAATAACCCTAACATGGAACTTAGTATCAAATTTATTTCCTTCTAACATATACTCATGATAACCATCTCTTTGAACCCCTAATTCTACTTTACCAGAATCAATTAACTTACCTTTTCCATATGTATCCTCTACTTGGGCAGGGAATTTACCAGATTTACCAAAGAGAGAAAAGACATCTTCATCAGTTTCTATGTCTATTTCCCACCCAAATAACTCATCACTTACCTTGAAAAAGATACACAAATTATCATTATCTTTCCTGTAAATTTTGAATTCCCCCTCTCTATATTCATCAGGGGTTTTGTAATCCTTCTCTATCATATCATCAGCAGCAGAAAACATATCCTTTTCTTTATCGTAAGTTATATCCTCTAATTGCTTCATCCAATCTTTCAACTTCTTACTATTAGAATCAAATAAATTATTGAAATAATGCATTTGTTTTTCCTTAACGAATTCCTCTATTTTTTCAAATGACGTTTCACCATTTTCTATTAAGAAATTTTTAACCGCTACCCTGAATTTAGCCTTTTGAGTTTTCAACATCTCTTCTATCTCAGTCTTCCATACGTCAATATCTAAAATAGCATTCTTAGACATCAAGTTGTTTTCTTCAAAACCATAGAAAGTAAAACCATTTAAATCTGATTTAATGATAGCAGTAGTTTCACCATGTATAATATCTGAAATTCTGTATCCTTTTTCTAGTGCCTCTATATTGTAATTGAGAGATTTCTTAGTATCTTGAGATAATAACTCAAGAGTGATGATTTTCTCAGGCAATTCAACTTCAGGTATTTCGATGACTTTAGCAGAAAATAGTTTGTAGCCACCATTTTTATCTTTCTTCACTTCATCTATTTTAACTCGAATAATAGTACCTACATCGACATCTATTTTTGTATTCAAGGCTTTACCAACTTCTAGATATTTTCGGTCATTAATGACTTTGGTATTCTTGAAGTCATCATCATCTGATAAGGGACCAGCACCTAAAGTATAAGTGAACATATTAGATTTAGTAGTCTTCTTATCTAATACCATCATATCTAAATCTACAAATTTCTTCCACTTAATCCATTTTGGATTCTTTTTAGTCCCAATAAAGTAAGTGGAGGTCAAATCTTTGATTACTACCCCCTCAGCGGTTGGTATTTCCATAATTTCTTCTGCATATTCTTCTAATTCTTTAATGGAGTCAGCATAACGGGTATCTTTCTTAGAAGGGAAGGCCAACTTCTCATCAGAATGAGTTGAATAATTATTGAATAGAATAGTAAGCCGTTCGGATAACTCATCTTCATGTAATTCTTTATCTTCATGTCTCATAATATCAAAAACATGTGCTCTTAATTCAGAATCTTCTGTTTCTTTACCTTTGAATATTCGAGCAACCACTTCTGCTCTATGTAGTGGTTCTTCTTTTTGGAAAAGCATTAATTCCGCATCAAGGATACAATCCCCAAAGTGTTTAGCAGCCATTATTTTCTTTTGCTCTGGACATTTATCTGTAATGTCTTTACCATTGAATGAATAAATCTTAATCTGTTCATCTATCTTATGAATCTGAATTCTCATTCCATCATATTTTTCTTGAACAACCCACTTTCCTGTAAATCCTTTTAATTCTTTCAAATCATCTATCTCGAAAATCCTATACATTGGTTTGTTAGGTACTAAAAAATGAATGTCAGATTTCTCTGCTTTTTTTAGCCCAACGGTCTTTTTCCATTGGGATTTACCATGATGAGAGACATATATTTCTTCTAAGAGTTTACGAGCAGCCTTGTATTTACCTTTGATTCTTTTAGTATCCTTATTATCTCCATAATGTTCTACTATAAAATCAACAACATCCTTCTCGGCTAAATTAAGACCCTTATATCCTTCAGTAATATTATCTGGTTCCAAATCCTTCTTTTTCCAAGCATCATCACTCAATGATTTATCGTGATTCCTTATGGCCCAATGAATAAATTTAGCAAATAAAGAAGGATTAGACATCAATTGGTCTAATGCCTCTTCTCCATATTCTATACTAAGAGGGTCTTTAACGATTCCAGAAGAATATCTTAATTCTTTAACTTGAGTGTAGATATTTCTAGCAATATCAGTTTCTATGTTCTCCGCTTCATCAGAGAATAAATCTTTTTCATTGATTACCTGTTTTATTTCCTTACTGAAATCGTCTATGTCATCCCATTGCTCACGCAATGTTTTGACTTCACCTACCCACTTTTTGCCGTATTTTTTGGGGTCAGATAAAGCAGAAAGATACGACATTCGCATTTTTTCAAAAAATTGAATGACCCTGAGAGTTATCGGGGTATCTTTCGTAATAGAGACAGGCACACGAACTCACCTAATCTTCTTTTTTAGAAATATTACCGCTTGAGTATTCTCTCTTTCCTTCCTTAACGACAGTACCTTTACCATCAGCAAGATGGCCTGTCCCTAATACGGGAGTTGTGTCTTTCTGACCTTTCGTTCTTTCAACTTTGACTTCTTCGCCA